TGAGACGGGTAAGGTTAAGCCTGATACTAACTGTCATGACGATTTAATTATGTCCTTTGCTGCTGCTATTAACATTTTTAATAACTTAAGAGGGAATTCTTACATAGAAAAGGCAGAAGATGACACTTATATCCCACCAGCCATCCGTAACGCCCATACATATAAGTTGAAGACATCTACAGAGGGTCTAACAGAAGAGAAACTTGAATGGCTGCTAAGAAATTAAGAGAAGATGGTTCGGGTTATACGCAGTTTGCAGACCCAATGCAACCGTATAACAAGCCCTACGGGCTTATTGGAAGATTCTTTAAGAAGTTCTTTTCAAGAGAACTTGAAGAGCACCCTGATTATAAGATAACTGACCCTATTACCAAGAGGCAGGTCGATAAACCCCGCCCGTTACAGGGTGATACTGTTCAATCTAAGGAAGTAATTAGAGTTCCTTCTGAATTTGGGCATAAGAGAACTTACTACCCGATCATGCCTCAAACTGAGTATGATCGTAAAAAGAGATACAAAGAATATGAGGACATGGACGGATACCCAGAGATCTCGTCTGCTTTCGACATTTACAGCGATGACTGTACTCAAGAGAACATTGACGGGACAGCCTGGGATATTGTTACCGATGATGAGATGGTTAAGAATGAGATTGAGTACATGTTTGAAGAAATCAATCTCAATCGTTATCTTTGGGACATTTCTAGAAACGTTGTTAAGTATGGTGATATTTTCCTTGAGACCATTGTTGATCTGAATAACATCAAGCGTGGTATTCAGCGTATTAAGATCCTCAATCCTAACTACATCTTCCGCGTTGAGGATGAGTTTGGTTATCTGAAACAGTTCTTACAGGAAGTCCCCGCTAAGAACGATTGGACCACTTACGGCTCTATCGGTCCACACCTGGATGACTCTAAGATTATTAACCTGGACCCAGGACAGATTGTTCACTTCCGTCTTCACACCTCGGATCCAACACACTATCCTTATGGCAAAGGTATTGCTGCTTCTGCTAGAGTCATCTACAAGAGTCTCAAGATGATGGAAGACGCTATGCTTATCTACCGCCTTGTGCGTGCTCCTGAGCGTCGTATCTTCTACATTGACACGGGTTCGCTGCCTGCTTCTAAAGCTGAGATGCACATTAAGAAGCAGATGGATAAGTTTAAGAAGCGTAAGAGCTACAACTCTCAGACAGGTAGAATCGAAGAAAACTTCAATGCGTTAGCTGCTGATGAAGACTTCTACATCGCTGTTAATGGTAAGGGCACTGGAACTAAGATTGATACACTTCCTGGCGCTGAGAATCTTGGTGAGGTTGACGATGTGAAATACTTCAGAGATAAGCTGCTTGCTGCTCTTAAGATTCCTAAGGATTACATTGTCGAGAAGGATCAGTCGCCTGAGCGTAAGGCTAACCTCTCGCAGCTTGATGTTAAGTTTGCCAGAGTCATCACTAGAATTCAAAAGTCTATTGAGCTTGGTTTAGAGACTCTTGCTAAGAGACACTTAATGCTTAAAGGATTCCCTAGCATGTTAGTGTCGAATCTGAAGATAAAACTGCCTGCTCCGTCTGACATGGCTCTGAAGAGAATGTTAGATACCGACGAGCAGAAGGCTAGAGTTGTTCAGGCGGTGAAGGGCCTTATGATTTTCCCCATGGAAAAGATTTACAAGGATTACTACCAGTTGTCTGACAATGAAATTGAAGAGATCAAGCAGGGCCTTGAGAAAGATCAGAAAGATCCTGTATTCGGTGCTCAGATGGGCGGCGGTGCTCCTCCTCCTCCTCCTGGGGGCGCTCCTATGGGCGCACCGCCTGGACCTCCGATGGAAGGGGCAGAAAATGTACCTCCCACAGCAGCAGAATCTTTGGATTATGAGAGTATGAAGTCATTGGCTATCGAGTCTGGTTGTGACGATGAGCTAATCAAACTTCTTGAGGATATGAGTGCAAAAGAGCATTTTAATAAAATAACCCCTAAAGACGGGGCTAAATAATTTTGGAATAAGTGTATTTATTATGTTAACGAATCTGATTGAAAATCGTGGAAAAGAGTTCAGTAACCTGATCAAGATCGGTGATTACTTAGCTTGTACTTTAAGAGAAAATGTTGAGTTATTTTCGGTTGAAGATGGTGTTGCTACCTACCTGACCGAGAATGGCTCTGTGATTAGCGGTAAGTATGCTTTCAAGCCAACGTTAAAGCTCACTAAGATTGTGGTGGAAGACGCTGAAATACTGGAAGATAGAAAAGTGTTTGAGAAGGCCACTGATAAGAAGGTGATGAATGTCCTCTCAAACCTGATGGAAGACGATTACCAGTCGGCTGAGAGTTCGTTCGATAAGATCCTCTCGATGTATGAGACTAAGCTTACCTACGAGAGAATTAAGAACAGACTCCAAGAGAAGACTGAAAGATTTGGAGAGTCCACAAAGATTGTGTCATCGGATGAGTTCAAGAGAGTTAGCGAGATTAGAGACCAGTTAGTGACGTTCCTCAAGGAGAATAAGAGTCTACTAGAGTCTACAGGTATGAAGACAGGTATGAAGCTTGTCAATCTTGTCTCGACTAGCTTCGATCTTCCAAAGAAAACAGCCAACCAGATCAAGGAAGGTAAGCAACTTGAAGTTAAGTTTGTTGGCAAGACGAATCTTTACGAGCACCTTTGCAGAAAGGAGCTTATTCAGAAGGAATTGCTTGAAGCCAAGCACAGCTTTGACAACATCTGGATTGATAATAGCAACGTGCAGGATCTGGCCTCAATGATCTTTGAGAGTGACATTGAGTCGGTTCGTCATCAAGTGGCTCAGACCATTTCGGATGCTCCTTACCTCGCTCTTGCTACAAAGAAGCAGATTACTAATCTGATCAACAACTCTCTTTCGATGAATGAGATTAAGGTTACTCAAAAAGATCTTTCGAAGTTTGCTGGTAAGATCTACGAGATGAAGAAACCAGTTAAGCAATACGTTCTGGATATCCTCAATGAGAAGTATGGCATCGACGTTCGTAAGCTCGATGAAGTTCCAACCTTTAAGACTTTAGCTATGACCGAAGCTGAAATTGTTTCGCAAATTGCTAACCATGCTGATAAGGGTTCCATCGTCCATAAGACTCTTAATGAGTTTGCTAATTCGTTAAAGAGAAAGAATGGTTCGGAAACCATTGATCTGGCTGTGTTCTTAGAGGATCTGTTCTATGATGCTGGGCACAGAGACACACTAAATGAAGCTAGCCTTATGGATTACATGGACTTCACAAAGGTTGCCGACGATCTTGGTAAGATTGGACAGGTGCTGAAGATGCTGGTTCCAGCGGTAGCTACGGCTGCTGACCAAGTCCAGAATCACGGCGAAGACATGGGTGGAGTTGATCCATTAGGAACTCCTGATGAGATGGATAGTGACTCCGAAGTCCCGACCCCTGGCCCTAACATGGATGCAGAAGATGCTGCCGAAGAAGTGAAGGGCGAAGTTGCGGATGAGGAGGCTGCTGCTAAGGGTGAAATGCCCCCAGAAGAAGGTGAGGAAGGAATGCCTCCACCAGAGGGTGAGGAAGGAATGCCTCCACCAGAGGGTGAGGAAGGTGAAGAAGAAATGCCCCCAGAGGATGACGAAGAAGGTATGCCTTCAGAAGAGGAAGAGGGCGAAGGTGAAGAGATGGAGCAAGATGAGTTAACATCTCTCCTGTCAAAGCTTGAAGACTTGCTCTCTGATATCAAACCTGATGGTGGTGATGACGAAGAAGAAGAGGGTGAGGAAGAGTTTGAAGAAGAAGGATCTGAAGACGAAGAGGAAGACGAAGAGGAAGAAGAGAATAAGGATCCTGAACAATACAAGAGCTAAGGGATAACACATGGCTAATAATAAGATACCGTTAGCATTAGGTTTCAATCCTACTACTAACGAGAACACGGGATTTGAGGAGTTTATCCTCAACCTAAGTGACGTAGGTAATGTATGTGGGAATGAACCTTCTACAAACCAAGCTCTGGTTTACAATGCTGATGGTGAATGGTGCCCATCTACACTTCCTGCGCCTGGAGCCTTCAATGGTAATCTGAGTGATGTTGGTCAGGTTTGTGATACAACCCCAAACAATGGTCAATCGTTAGTCTGGTTTAGCAGCACTAGCTCGTGGTGTCCTTCTACTATAACAGGTGGCGGTGGCACTCCCACTCTCCCAACAGGTAATAATGGCGATCTGCTTATTAATGATAGTGGTACTACCTACCTTGCTACTGCTGCATCTGATGCAGGTTTTGTTACTGTAGATCATGCTCAACCTTCTATGTCCTTTTCAGAAGAAGGGGAGATAATTAAATATAATGGTACTCAGTTAGAGGCAGATTTCCCAGACAATGTCTTCATTAAAGTTACAGCAGAGGAAGATCTGACCCAGGGCGATGTTGTGTATGTGACAAACACAATACACACAAGTGACAGACTTAGAGTTAGGAAAGCTAATGCAACAAACTCAAGCAAGATGCCAGCAGTGGGTATCGTGCATAACGCAACCATTAACAACACCCAAACTGGTTTAATTGTAGCATTTGGAAAAGCTACAGCAAACACACTTGGAATGACCCCTGGTGCTATTGTTTATGTTGATACTAGTGATGGTGGTATAACTACAAACAAGCCGAGTGGATCAGGTAATCAGGTTCAAAACATTGGTATTGTATCTGTGGCTGCTACGTCTGGTAAAGTGAAGGTGACAGGCGTTGGCAGAGCTAATGATATTCCTGTAGACTTAGATGTTCAAGGAGAATTAACTGTTGGGACTAATGAGTTTACGCAGACAACCTCTAAGCTTGCAAACGTTGATGCTAACCATGTCCTGATATCAACGGCGACGAGTGCTACCTCTAGTGTTGCTTCTTCTACTTTATTTGATCAAGGTATTATTGATAAAAATATTGTAACGTCCGTTAATTCTCAAACAGGCCCTACTGTAAGTCTGAATACTGGTGATATTACGGAAGTTGCTAATAGTAGATACGTCACAGATGCACAAGAAGCTCAAGTAGATTTTCTAAATTTGGGTAGTCAATTAACCTTAAATACAACGCCTCTTAATTTAAACAGCATTCCCGCTGTCAATCTTCAAGATACTTATTTAACCTCTTTGGCAGGAGTAAATCCTAGCGATTTAGATACTGGAACCTCGGTAAGTAATGGTCAATTAGTAAAAAGAGTAGATGGAAGTAATTTTACAGGCGTAACCACTACCCCAAGCTCTGAGACTTTCTTAGGAACACAGGCTAACTTAGGTGATCTAACCAATGTTAATACTGCGTCAAAGACCTCAGGCTACATTATTCAATGGACGGGGTCAGAATGGCGATCAGGACCTTTAGATTTAACGTTACAGTCTGGAGGTGTTGAAGGTACGACAACCTATGATGCCGGAACATCAAGCTATAGATTAGAGGTTAGCAACGCTATCACTTCCCCTGTAGGCACCACTGGCAAGGCTGACCTTAGAACAGGGTTCATTTATCTCTCTGGAACCAACGCATCGTCTACTCAAATTGTTGGTGATAACTTCGGAAAAACTTGGGTTTCAGGTCCCGCTGGTGGATTACCAACTAATTCTGATAGCTTAGTTTACGTGTCAGGTAGTGACTTTGCTTCTGGTACTGCTTATATTCCATTTGACGCTAACGCAAGAAACTTACTAGAAAATAGCACTACTAAAGATATTAAGGTTACTCGTTTAGGGCAGGGTAGACCAACTAACTTTAACTGGACTTCTGATTATCTAACCCCACAGGTCTTCGCGAACGGTTGGAATCAAGGGCTTGGATCAGGAGGGTCAATCGGTGCTGATAGCACTATGCTGAATCAATATCAGGACGTTGCTGGTATTGTAAGCTTAAGTGTTAATTCCAATAGCAGCGCACGAATTGCTATGTATAGTAATAACGATACTCTGTATGCTAGTGGTCAGGCGTGGTCATTTGCAACTAGAGCGTGTATGCAGAGTGCTAGTGTTGATGGTGCCACTTACAGTGGCGTTATAGGGGTTGCTAATAGTGCAACAGATTATAACCTTCCAGGCTACGGTGTCTATTTCCTATGTGGTCATGGTGGTGGTAATTGGATTGCTAGGACAAGTGGACAGTTTGGGAATACAGAAACAGATACCGGAGTTGCTTTATCGAGCTACACCTTATCAGTTCTTCAAATAATGTGTAACGAAGATTGGACTAAAGCAGAGTTCTATATTGATGGCGATAAGGTGGCAACCCATACAACTAACCTTCCCAATAGAGTAGACAATACAGGGTTCTTATATAAAGTATGGAACAATGGTGCAGCTACTGCGGGCGGCAAGATGTATGTAGATTGGCACGATATTAAATTAATCAGCACATCTGTTGACAGAGGTGAAGGCTACATTAAAGATTTTAGTGACTTTACACCCTAACCCAGAAGCATATCACCACGCTTGAGAGAGTTGAACAGTCGAGTATAGAATAACTCACGCAGGGAATCTAACTCTCTCATAACGCTGTTCAGATTACGTAACGTAGCTTCTGAAATCTTATCACCGTCTTTGATTGCCTTGAGCGTATCTACACAGGCATCAAGCATGTTTTGCTGATCTTTTGTAATCTTGTTGATCGTATCGACCTGTGCTTCTTTAGTTAATATTTCAGAATCGGACATTGTGAACCTCAAACTTTAGTGTTTCGTAGTGGTGTATTCTTTGCTTGGAGTGATTCTCAAGGTATGGCATACGGTCGTAGAAGTCGTAGAAATACATCTCGTCTTTCCCCTTCGCTTTACGAATACCTCGACCTAAACCCTGCAATGTCGGAACTTCACCAGACAACCCTCTAGCATTTATCATATGACTGATCTCGTCAATACTGATACCAGTCTGCATGACGTTTGTTCCTACAATAGTAGCAGGTTTATCATCCTTTACAAATTTGTTAATGATATCATATCTACTGTCGATATCATCTTTACCTTCAATAGTATAGCAGTTGTCGATTCTCTGTTGTAGATTTTCTACATGTTGCAAGTTCTTTACAAGTATGAGGATCTTAGCCTTAGGATTAGACTGGTATACTTTTGATACAATTGTCTTGATCTTGTCGTTGCGCCTGTCACAGTTTACGATATACTCTTCGTATATCTCAAGGTAGGAAAGGTCGTCAGGCACAGAGGAGACTGGAGTGTTATCCACAATCTGAATGATGGGCTTTGCAAGAGCACCATCCTTGATTAGATCCTCTGCTGTGCGTGTCGTGTATACAGGGCCGAATGCGCCCTCTAGGACCATCCTAGCGTTGATATCTTTCGCCTTCTCCCTTGGAGGGGTGGCAGTGAATGCGAGCCTGTAGGAGGCGTTAGGGAAGCTCTCAATGGCTGCTATCGTTGTCTCCCCCCTACAGAACTGGTGGGCTTCGTCAACCATGAGGAGTTCCGTCTCGTGGAGGTGTGTGTCAATTATACGCTCAATACTTTGAACTGTGGATAACATCACCTTACCAGGAATGTAACCCTCCCCAGAGTTGTATCCCAAATCCCTAATACCACACTTTTTAAAGAACTCGTAGGTTTGATTCAGGATGCCTTTTTCTCTAAACAAAATAAGTGCTGTAACATCTCTACCATATTGCAGTGCTGCTATGCACCCTGCCATGATAAGAGTCTTACCAGATCCAGTCGGGCTGTCTACGATTGCCCTACGACGCTTTAGACATTGGTAAATAGCTTTTTCTTGATATGTTCTATACTGAAACTCACCTACGGATGGGATGAAAAACTCTTCAACTTCAGGCTTATTCTCTAGCTCAACATCGGTAGCTCCTATCTTTTCTAGGTCAGCTATAATGCGAGGCAGGAGACCAGTCTTGAACTTCCCATTGGATCCAAAGTATCTTTTCTTACCATCCCATACCCTTCTCTTGTAGGCTGTGGAATACTCATACCCAGGCACTGAGAATGCATACTTATCTCTAAGTGCTGATATAATTTTAGGATTATCAGTATCCAGAGTAGACGTTAAATTACCTATGACAATCTTCATATACTATAATAGTTATTATTGAATGCGAGGTAATACATGAGCGAAGAAACAAAAGTTTCTAAGATCAAAGGAGATCCTAGAGAGGCAGCGTTAGACGACCTGTTTAAAAACTACGAAGATGAAACTTTAAACGTAATAGATCTTCCTTCTAAAGGAAAGTTCTACCCAAACTTCCAAGGTGTGGAAGTAATGCCCCTAACATACTTGGATGAGCAAAAGATCATAAATTCAAGAGACGGCAAGGCCGACTTAGTATCCCGTCTTTTAGAAAAGTCGATAAAGGGTGTAGACGTTGATAATCTCTTAACCATGGATAAGATGTTTCTCTTAATGAAAGTTAGAGAAGTGTCGTATGGTGATTCCTACGACTTTAGAATTAATTGTCCTAGCTGCAAGACCGAGATAAAAACATCTTTAAATTTATCTCAACACCTTAATATGACACAGGTTCCTGACGATCTCGATGATCCACGAAAGATCACCTTACCGAAGCTCGGTGTCGAGGTAGAGGTTAGATTCCCCAGGAGCAAGGAAGAACAGTTTCTAGGAGACTACGAAATGTCTTTCAAAAACCTTTACAGGTTTGTTGTCTCTATTAATGGTAATCCTGATCCAGTCTTTATATCAAAAGCACTTAAGAGGATGAACATTAGGGACATTAAAAAGATTATAATGGAGGTCAATAAGGGTGACTACGGCATTGACCCTAGATTTATATTTGAGTGTCCTGAGTGTAACTACGAGGATACTTTATCGGTGCCCATGGATGTCACTTTTTTTTCAGTGAGCTAACTGACAGTTTATCTTCAGAAGATCTTCTTTATCAAGCGTATATATTAGTAAATAAAGTTGGCTTGTCCTACTCCGATGTGAAAGAGTTAACCAAGAAGGAGCGTCTTGCTTTCATACGGTTCTACACAGACGAGTTAAAGAAGCTGGAGAGTTAGCATGAAAATTAATGGAAATCAAGTTACTACAAGGCACGAAAGACCTACAGTTTTAGCCCCTACTGCACTTTTACTGTATTTTATTAACGACGGCCAATACGCTGACCCCTACGAAATCAGTGGGGTGTCTATCTTTGCGGCGTCGGACAATCAATCCCCTAGCTCTGTTATAAGCTCTGATGGGGAGATAAAGCCTAGTGTCAGTGGTAATGTTCTCATGCACTTTTCAAACCCAAGTGCGAACACATCTCACAGATCTTTCGATGCTAGCAACTACAATGTGCAAAACGCTTCAGGCATCTACAAACTTGCCACTGGCAAGTATGCAGTTGTCCTAAATGATGTTCAAGATACACCTTATGGTTTTTTCAACCTCTCGGGTGCTGATGAGGCAATCCTCAATAGAGTGTCTGCCACAGGAGACTACATTGATGTCTGGACTCTGAAGAGAAATACAGGCTCAGACCTAGACACAATCATTAACGAGTTTACGTTAACTGAGGATAGGTTCTTTGGTGTAACAGAACCGTTACTTTTCCGTGTTGCAACAAGACTTGAAAATAACTATCTGGTCCTGGGCTCGAAGGTTGATCTTAAGTTTACAAATGAGTTCACCCTGGAGAACGCCAACATTGACAGCAGTATTGTAAACCTTTTCAAGCAATCGCTGGTTACTGATCCAATGATTGAGATTTACAAGAAGAACCAGGATCGTAATTTAGATGCGAGAGTCGAGGTTTCTGGCTACGCTGCAACATCTGGTTTGATGGATGTTACATCTGAAAACACGGTGATCTTCACGTTTGATACAGAGGCTCTCAAGACTCACCCAAGACTTCTCGACGGGACTCTGGGTTCTATGACGGGCACTTATGTCGCAAGACTGAAGTTCAATGCCTTGAACCAGACCATCGTATCAAATGACATGGCCTTTATCATACG